TTCTATTTCCTTACGAGAACGCAGCTTTCATTTGACCACCACGAAGACGGGCATCAATAACAGCAGCTTTTGTAGCATTAGTAATCTGTGGGATCATCTTAGCAACTTCGGCACGAACCATAGCAGCGTCACTACCCGTCACAGAGATGTTGTTGTTGACAACAGTAGTACCGTTACCACCAGCAGCATTAGCAGTCTGGTTAGCGTTGACAACAGTGCCAGAGTGACGAGGGATGACCAGTTCAGGGCCATTCTCACCAACAAGGTAAGATTTACCCGGCATTACGGAACCACCAGTTGCTAGTCCAAAGGGCAATCCAAGAGAGCCTGTGGATGGGCCAGAGAAAAGACCCCCACCACCAAAAGCCCCTGAGATAGCCCCTACAAGACGCTGAACCACAAGCACACGGTACAGTTCTTTAACAATGTCAGCAGCCATGCTCTTGAAGGCATCTTTGGCAGACTTTGTGCCATCAACCATAGACATGAAGGCGTCTTCCATAGAAGATTTAACGGTGTCCATGATTTGCTTAGTACGTTCGATAGCTTCTTGTTTCTGGTTGTAGGCTTCAATCTCAGCCGTGATAGCGTTGATCTCTGCTTCCGAGTACTTGCTGCGATCCCTGCCAAGGGCTTGAATTACACGAGCCTGAGCCTCAGACACACCAAGAAGTTCGTTTTCCAATTTGATCTGTTGGCGGAGTTCTTCCAGAGGGTCTTTCTTGTCTCCCCCACTACCACCTTTTTTCTTATCATCTGCGAACTTCGTGCCAGTAACAGTGCTGCTGTAGGTAAACCCAAAACGATCTTTTTGTAGTTGTGCAGCACGAGCAGCCGAAGCCTTTGCAGGGTCATAGTTAGGGTCTCTTGGATCAAAGACAACAGGCGCGCCATAACCAAGAGCTATCATATCCCTAGCGCGATCAACACTGATACCGAGACGTTCAGCAAGTGCCAGTGCAGCAGCGGCGGCGGCATCAACACCAGAAGCTAGATCGGTTTGTGCGAACTTCTGCCCATACTCGTATATTTCACGCTGAAGAGGTGACATACTCTCTAGAAAATGGTTAGCGTCGAACAAGGAAGAACTAACGGCACCCATCTCACCAGCCATAGCATGAAAGGCATCTTTCTTACGGCGGGTAAGTTCTTCTGTTCTGGCCGCTTCATCTGCAACCATTTTTGCATAAGCAGCTTCTTCTTTGTAAGGTGCGCTTGGTTCTCTTGACGCTCTTTTCCGAGAGGCTTCGAGGTAGTTTTGAGAAACCTCTATTTGCTGCAAAACACCAAGTAGTCCTTCAAGTACAGCTTTTTCAGCCTCTAAGTTTTCTATGCCAAGAAGACCTACACTAGCTGCGGCCCTGCCTCCAGTTGCTATCAAACGGTCTCTAAGTGCAGTAAGACTTTTTAGTCTAACCTCTAGCTGTTGTAGTTGATCTTTTGTACCTGCAACCCCAAGAGACTTGGTGTCAAACCTAAGTTTTAGGAACTCTTGCTGTGCATTTTTAATCTCTTGCGTAAGGGCTTTTAAGGCACCAGCATAAGTGTCAATACCTTCAGAACCAGCTTTTGCAGATTCTCCTGTTCTCATAAAGTATGCGCCAGCAGCAGTAAGCAGGGGGATAATAATACTAAGGCCAAGGGTGAGTGGGGCGATAGCAACATTAAAACCAAGAATAGAAACTGTTGCACGACCCATACTCTGTGCAAACATTGGCAAGAAACCTACCAATTGTGTAGCTTGCTGACCAAAGGCAACAAAAGCATTAGTTCCAGACTGGACTTGTACAATAAAATCCCCTGCTTGATAACCCAACTGCTGCATTAACACACCAGCATTATTCACACCAGCCATGTTCTGTTGTACGTTTTGTGCAAAACGGTTACCAACTCCAGCAACACCATTCTGGAAATTTTGATACTCTGCATTAAGAGATTCTACAGCAGCCTCGTGTTGTTTTGCAGAAGTTATTCCAAGCATATGTGCTTGATTAAGTTCCATCAAAGACTTCTCATACAATTGAGAAGAGGCATAGATTTGGTCGTATTTCAAGCGAAGACGTTCAATTTCACCTTCCATTGCAGAAGCACTAGCACTAGCAGAGACACCCTGTGCGCCCAAACCAAGGTTGCCACCAATTTGAGCCTGAAAACTTTGTGCAGACTTAGCTGCCTTCTTTTCGAGTTCAGCCCTCAGTTTAACTTCAGAAGCAATAAGTTTCTGGTTAGCAGCTTCAATACGCTGTGCTTCTTTTTCAGCTTTAGCAGCTTCTCTAGCACGAGCCTTTTCACGCTTATCAGCTTCTTGTTGAAGTTTAGCTGTGTAAATAGCATCAGCCTGTTCTTTGATCTTATTTGTTTCTTCTGTGTCTTTGGCAGCTTTTTTCAGAAGACTTTTGAGCCTGTTGTTTTCCCTTACAATGCCATCTACAATCCGCACATAAGCGGTGCCTGTAGATTGAAGGGCTTCTTTTAGGTTGTTGACTTGCGAAAAGTCTGTAGTGACGGTAATATCAGCCATGTTTATTTACAACCCTCAAGAAAATTGCATCTAGTCGTTTAACCGCCTCAATTTCCCAAGGCAGTAGTGTATTCTGTGTCATTCGTTGCCAAGCATCAATCTCTTGGTAACTAATCGGTAAAGGTCCGCTGAACCCTTGACCTCTGGTGTTGTTGAGCAACAAAAAAGCAGCCCAGACATATTCCAATAACTCTGGGAATTGTGGTCCCTGTAGAGCCAATGGTGTTCGTCCAGACTGCCTTTCTACTTCTTGTAGGTGTTCACGCTCAGTCACACCATCTTTGTCAGGAATAGAGAGTTTGAAGTGCCACTCTGCATACTCCTCTAGATCAAGGATTAGCCCTTCAAAAAAGCTGAGTAATCCTCTTGGGCTTCAAGCACCTGTTGCTTCAACCAAGGGAGTTTGTTGTAAAGGTCAAATGCCTCTGCAACAGAGAATTTAGGAGACTTGCCATTAAGCTGGATCGACCAGTCTTTGGTAGTCTTTGCCAACATCTCAAGCGTAGTGTTCTCAAGTTCTTCTGCCGTAAAGGTGATCTTCTTACCTTTGGCAGCTTTCTGGATACGCTTATTGGTTTGCTCATGCACAATGGCCTTGTAGGCACTAGAATGGGGAGCGTAAACCGTGATAGTCATTTCCTTACCATCATCTTTAGTAAGGGGTTCCTCAGTCAGAGGGTGTTTCACATTGACAACAATAGTGTCATCAGTCGGGATCATATTAAACAGATCGGCCATGTCGGGTGGTCCTTATTTAAGTTATGTCGGGAAAGAGTTAAAGCGGGTGGTCAACCCCCGACAAGCCAACCACCCTAGCCCCGAAGGGATTACGTAGAACGAGTGAGTTTGATGTTCGTAGCTTCTGTGGTATCATACAGAGCCACAAATGGCAGAGTGATGATACGCGAAGTCGGATTGTCCACAGGAACGTCAGCACCGTTGATCTTCACACGGGGGAAGAGGAAGGTGTAGTCCGAGGAACCCGTAGGATCGTCCACAGAAACTTCCAAAGCAGTCTCAGTCTCGTTCAGGAAGCGGTTAATCAGTGCAGCATCTTCGAAATAAGCAGTGATGGTGCCTTCAACAGTAGCCATGCCATACTCAAGCTGCGGGGTGGTCGAAGAGCCAACCACAAACGTGGGTGCCAGAGCATTGTTGATGGAGAAGTCAATCCCAGTCACGATAGCAGCCGTAGCAAGCACACCACCAGCATCAGCAATCTTCAAAGCACCAGAGTAAGCATCAAAAGGAGCATTGCCCGAAGAAGCGGTCTTGGTTGGGTCAACCGAAGTGCCACTGATCGACATGTTCTTACCAATCATGGAGAAGGTGCCAGTGACCATCTGGTTCGGACGAATGGAGACAGCCAACGAAGACACCGACATACCAGTGAACAGACGGAACTGGGTAATGTCAGTTGCAGCATCTTCAATGGAGAAGAACTTGGGAGTGGTGCCAACTTTCAAGACGTTGGTCGAG